GAAGGTAGATTTGAGTCGTTTATTGATTCAATTGTTCGTGAAGATGAAGACAGTCAACAGGGCGAAAATGAGCTGTTTAGTTCTGATTTTGATAAACAATCAGCGGCATTGACCAAATTAAAAGATTTATTAGCTGGCGGCCTAACACCTGGAGTAGACGGAGTTAATGCTGCATTAAGTTTAAAAGGTATTATTGATAGCGAAACATTTGCCAACGATTACTTAAACGGTATGTCAGACGAAGATGATGTTGGCACAATGGTTAAAAAGTACTTGAATGATTTGGCCACCGGCAAAATAGAAGATGCTAGTCTAGAAAGCTCGACCACAGGTGACGTAGAAGAAATTGCACAAACAATTGTGGCAGGTAAACAGTTAGACAGCGGAACAGATGATACACCAATTGGTGGAGAAACTCCTGCACCAGATGCAGCTGCACCGACACCGGGCGCTGAGCCAGTTGCGCTGCCACCCGAAGCTGCTCCGCCAGTTGCACCAGACCCAGGCGCTGTGCCTCCAGTTGCGCCGCCTGAAGCAGCAGCACCAGCACCAGTTGCAGAAAGTTCACATCCCAAAGCTAAATTAATTAAAGCAATACACACAGCAAAGAAGCATGGTGCTAAACTAGATACAAAATTAGATTTTGGCAACAAAGAAATGACCTTACACGATTGCATTGAAGAGTGTGGTATGAGTCCTAAAGATTTTGGATTTGGCGATGATGAGGAAGGCTCTAACGAAAGTGGAGTACAACAAATACTCAAAAGTATTGCAGGGTTTTGGAATAAAGAAGCCAAGAACTTTACAATTGGCGGCACTCGTGCCAAGATAAATGTAATGAAAAGCTTCAAGAATGGCGAATTTAAAAATGCATCAGAAGACGATCTTCGTCGTGTGATACAACTGATTGACAAAGCAGATCCAAGCGGTAACACTAGCAAAGAACTGGGCCATATTAAACACTTGGCTGGTGTACACAATCAAATGACAGACGAGCAGATGCCAGGCATGAACATGGACCCATCTGCCATGATGCAACAGCAAATGCAGGCAATGCAAGCAAGAAATCCAAAAATGGCCAACCTTGATCCTGCAACAATGATGAAAAATCAGCAGACAAAAATGGCACAGATGAAACAGCAAATGAAAGGTCAGAACGGAATCACAGTCAACGGCAAGCCAGCTACACAAGCTGAGTTTGATACATTTACCAAACAGCACAATGTGATTCCAGGACAAATGCCAGGCGGCCAAAAGCTGATTCCAGGACAGTTACCTAAAAATACGGATACAGATTGGGAAGAAAGTGTGGAGTTGCACGAGATGCTGAAAATTGCAGGATTAAGGAAATAAGGACTAATTATGAAAAAAATTACAGAATCAGAATTAAAAGACCGTGTAAATCGCTTAAAAGAATACATGTCTGTTGTTGAAAACGAACAAGTCAACGAAGTTAACTGGGGCGCACTTGGCACCGGTGCTATGAATGCTGTTAAAGGTGCAGGCTCTGCAGTTGGTAACGCACTTAAAACAACTGGCGGCAAAGTTGCGGCAGGCCTGGGACTTGGCGCAGGTGGTGTAGTCGCGGGACAAGCACTGACCAAACCTGCAGGTGGCGCAGCGGCAGCACCAGCAGGTACTACAAAGCCAACTGGAAAATCAGATCCAGCTGTTATGAAACAACAACAAGATCTAATTGCTAAAGGTGCAAAGATCAAAGCTGATGGTATCATGGGTCCAGCTACACAAGCAGCTATTGCACAATTTGGTGGCGCAGCACCGGCGGCGGAACCTGCAGCAGGCCAAGAATTACGAACACCTGCAGAAATTGCCGCATCACAAGATTTACTAACAGCCAATGACGGCACTGGCGCCAACGGCGGAACAGACCAAGCACGTAATCCAAATGCAGGATTAACGCCGGACGATCCTCGCTGGCGCGGGCCAAAACCGCCAGCACCTGCAACCAGCGCAGCTACTGGTGTAGGAAATCCAGGCGAAGAAGCAGCTGCTCAAGCGGCAGCGCCAGCAGCTAGTAATCCAACTGATGCTAGACTGGCAGCAGGCACACAAACTGCACCAGCGGCAGCACCAGCGGCAGCACCAGCGGCAGCACCAACGCCTGCCGAAGCAATGAAAGCCACAATGGCCAAATTGGGCACACCTGCAGCAGGTGCAAGTGCTGAAGCTATGATGGCTAATATGCAAAAAGCAATGCCAGACCCCAATGCAATGGCGGCTCAACAACAAGCTAGAATGGCCGCAATGAAGGCAAAAACAGCTGCCGCTAAACCAGCAGCTCCAGCTGCAGGTACAGCACCACCCGCTCCAGCTGCTCCAGGAACTATTGCAGGCGTAAATCCAAACGATCCATTCCTAGGCAATGACGATAATAACTGGGAAGAAAGTATTCAACGTGAATCATCTGGTTTTAGAAATGACGAATTGAGTAGAATTATCAGTTTGGTACATCACAGATAATCGAGTAAAATACTCGTATTTCCAGCAAGATTTCTCTTGCTTTACTAAATAAAAGTGCGTATAATAACATATATGCACTTTTTGTTTTATGCATGATGTATAAAACATATAGGCAAAAACAGCAGAAATGCAAACACAAAGGCTAATACAGGAGAAACTATTATGGCAACTTTGGCAGAAATTAGAGCAAAACTAAAGCAATCAGAACAAAAAGGTTCTGGAGAACGCACAGGCGGAGATAAGTCAATTTATCCGTTCTGGAACTTGAAAGAAGGTGGCGAATCCGTTATGCGATTCCTACCAGACGGCAACACAGATAACACATTTTTCTGGGTTGAACGTGCAATGATCAAACTTCCCTTTGCAGGCATCAAAGGCGAATCCGAAAGCAAAAACATCACAGTACAAGTACCATGCGTGGAAATGTATGGCGACACTTGTCCAATCTTGAGTGAAGTTCGTGCTTGGTTCAAAGATCCAGCATTGGAAGACATGGGTCGCAAGTACTGGAAAAAGCGCAGTTACATTTTCCAAGGTTTCGTTGTGGAAGACGGCTTAGGCGAAAAGACTGAAGAGCAACCAGAAAATCCAATTCGTCGTTTCATCATCGGCCCACAGATCTTTACCAGTATCCGTGCAGCTTTGGTTGATCCAGAGTTGGAAGATTTGCCAACTGACTTTGTGCATGGCCTAGACTATCGCATGAAGAAAGGTTCAAAAGGCGGCTATGCTGATTACTCTACCAGCACATGGAGTCGTCGTGAGCGTCCACTGAGTGATGCTGAACAAGCAGCAATCAAGACACATGGCCTGTTTAACTTGACTGATTTCTTGCCTAAAAAGCCAGGCGAAGTTGAGTTGAAGGTTATGAAAGAAATGTTTGAAGCAAGTGTTGACGGCGAGCCATATGACATGGAACGTTGGGGTCAATACTTCAAACCAGCTGGCATGAGCCAGAACACTGGCGATCCACAAAAGCCAGCAACTCCTAGAGCAGCACCTGCTCCCGTAGCAAATGATGATGCACCATTTGACGTAGATACTACACCAGTAGCTAAGTCTACACCTGCGCCCACAGCACCAAAAGCTGATGCAACAGGTGGCGATTCACGTGCCCAAGATATCTTGGCAATGATTCGCAATCGTCAGAAGTAAAAAAACAGCTCGGGCCTCTGTGACTTAGTCATACGCCCGGGTTATCTTACCTACGCACACTATGCAACCTACTATCTATCCTTTGTTCTCAACTCCAGTATACCATGTACCGGACACTAAATTCCGTGTAGATGAAGCATTGCTGTCTAGATTTCTAGACAAAACAGAATTTCCAGATTTCCTGCCAACCTGCGGATTAAGCGAAAATATGTTTGTGTTAGACAATCCCGAATTTAAAGATATTCGCCGTGTTTGCGAATTTCATTTACATGAATATGTAACAAAAGTTTTAGGAATTGAAACCGAATTTTATATTACCAATTCTTGGTTAAGTCGAAATGAACCCAATATTGATCACCCACAACATTCTCACCCTAACAGTGTTATTAGTGGGTGTCTTTATCTAAAAAGTTCACCTAAAAGTGAATTAATAGTTACTTCAAAAAATCATTTAGATAAGACATGGCCAATTCAATTTCGTCACACACATATCAACATATACAATGCAGATAGCTGGAATCTCACTGCAGATACTGGATCAATAGTATTATGGCCTAGTGATCTGCCTCATGGTAGTAATGC